CTGACTGTTAAAAACGATGTTGCCATCAACGTCAGCATTAGCCCCAGCATGGAAGCGGTAAACGTCACTGCTGCCGTGCAACGTTGAATCCAGTCTTAGCTCAAATAGCTCAATGATTGCACTGGGGTTGATCTTTGCCAGCTCCTCATACGCTGACGCAATCGCAGTCCAGACACATGTCCCGTCTGTGACCGTATCGCCAACCATGTTTGGCCAGCCAGGTTCTGAACTTGCTGACGTTCCAGCAGTAGAACAACGGAAAAACAAGCCAGACGGCTGCTCTGTCGTAGCGCGTCGGATGTCGCCAACAGAAAACGCGGTACTAGCGGCCCATGCTGCTACTGCCATTACGGTTCAAATACTTCAGTGAATGTAGTTTCAATTGTTGCCAAGTTTGAGTAAGGCAAAGTCTTTGTCCAAGACCTACAAATCCACTTGTAAGTCTCAGTGTCATCCGGTGGCGACCACTCAAACGCTGCATTATCAGCAGCCCTTGCATCCAAAAAGGTCTCGATGGTATCAGCGTCAGTCTCTGTCAGATTACGAAACTCAAGCTGCCATTCCTTAGGGTTTTGATTGAGCCCCATAGAAAATCTGGCCTGATATCCGTCACCGAATTGGACAGTGCGAACAGTCGGCTCGCTCTTTTTTTGAGCACCGTAAGACGGATCAATAGAAGGGAAAGTAGCCATCAGCTTGCGAGTAAGCCTCCAGGACGCTTCTGCTTGATCAGTTCCTGTTTTACAGCAACCCCGATAGCTTTGCCTAGCTGGTTGGCTTGGCCCGAGTCTCCTTCGACGGTTGAACCAGACGCATCAACGTTCACAGTGATGTTGCCCATTGCTCCACCAGAAGCCTCAACGCCAAGCTTGCCGTTAGCTCCTCGACGCAACGGCATGATCGCTTCAGGTCCGGCCTCGCCCATCAAGCCAAACCGACCAGCGCCACCGCTGGCGTATTGGAACAATGTCGGCTTACTTACGATGCCGCCTTTGGCGTAAGGGACAATGCCGTTCTTAGCGATAACAGCTCCATTTGCAGCTTCGAGGCCAAGGAAGCCACGCATGCCTGGGAAGATACCTGCGATTGCATTGAACATTGCAAAGCGCATAAACAGTTTTGCTAGATCAGAGAGCAACGATCTGGCGAAGTCTGCAAAATTAGCCTTGCCGGTCGTGACGAACTCGGCAAGAGTATCGCTCATCCGAGTAAATGCACTGACGGCCACATTGGCAAGGTTCCCGGTGAGATCGCCCATGCTCTTAATTCCTTCGCCAAACTGCTCAGCGAAGCCTTTGCTCTTGTCTTTTAGATCAACAGTTGCTTGAGCAGCCTCTTCGATTCGACGAGTGACTTCGCCCACAGGGATGCCAGCATCGATCATTGCTTGTTTGTATTGCTGGGTCAGCGTGTTGATTGTTGCCTGCAGCAACTGTTGTTTTGTTTGCTCGCTTGTCAGCCCCATCTTCTTCGCAAGAAGATTGGCTTCTAGCTGTTCAAATTTGGTCAGCTTTGCTAGCGCTGCGTCCTTCGCAGATGCTTCTTTTTCGTCTAGCTCTGCACTGCGCTGTCGATACTCAAACAAGTTTTTAGCCAATGCAAACTCTTTGTCGGTTCCTGTCAAAGTGCCTTGCAGAATCTGCAACCTCTTGATCGCAAACTCGACCCCAAGTTGCTCTCTCTTGGTAATTGTTGCGGCATTGGCTGCAAGCTTTTCCTGCAGACTGACCACCATCTGACTGACAGGTGCTTTTTTGCTTCCTGATGTAGTGCCGCTTGGATCAATGCCGCTGCCGCCAAGATCGCCTGACCTCAGGCCAGATCCGAAGTTGGTGGGAGTCTTTAAATTAAGACCAGCAAACGCCTTGGCGACTCTGTCCGCATAAGACTCAGCACTGCCAGACCCAAACAGAGCGCTCGCTAGTTTTTCATCTAATATTTCCATATATCTTGGACCTAAGCTTCCAGAGGTCACAGCATCCTGGAGTGGCTGAATTGCACCAAGAGCGCCAGGTAATTGTGTTGTCAGCTCTTGTCTGGCTTGCGAAGCCGATGCATCTTTAAGGGCGTCAAAACTCGTTTGACCATAGGTTTCGATGTATTTCTTTTCAAGATTTCCTCTATTGATGCCCTTGGATATCTCAGGGATCAATCTGGTAAGTTCTTGAATTTGCTCTCCAATAAAGGTAAACGCTGGCTGGAGAACAGTAATAATTCCTTGGCCAATTTGCTTGAATAGCGTAAACAGGTCTTCGCCAAAAACAATAAATTTAGCGATATTTTCTTTGATCGATTCTTCGTTTTGAAGGGCAAAGTTAATTAGATTTGTGGCATAGTCTTGGAACCCTGCTCCAACGTTTGCAAAGAATCCGCCGAAAGCTAACTGTGCTTTTTTGACTGCAACTTCTAGTCGAGCGCCTGCAAGCTCAGGCGCTTGAGCCAAGACTTCAGCCGTAGTGCCGTAACGACGGATCAGCTCTTCTGTAAACCCAACAAAGTCATCGAGAGTTACCTTGCCACCCTCAAGCAACTTATCCAGCTGCTTGGTGCTGATCCCCATAGAGTCAGCAAAAATAGTGAAGGCACCTGGCAATCTTTCACCAATTTGCTGGCGCAATTCTTCTGCACTTACCTTGCCTTTAGAGAACACCTGAGATGCTGCTCTAAGAGCAGAATTCAAGTCTTCACTACTTCCGCCGGTGGCGAGAACAGATGCAGAAAGTGCCTCAAACGCTTTGTTTGTCTCTTCTGTGCCAAGGCCTGCGCCAACAACACTAGCTTTAAGCTTTGTGTATTGCTCAATAGTCGTATCTAAGGGTACAACAAACTGCTCTGAAAATTTCTTGGCAGCATTGATGCTTGTATTAAAGTCTTCTTGGTCAGTGCTTACACCAGCAAGAGCTATTTGATACTTGTTGAAGGTTGCGACTGTTTCGGCAACAGCAGCAGCCTGCTTCCGAATGTTTCCAACAAATGCACCTGCTGTTGCGCCTACAACGGCGCCAGGTACGCCTCCAATCGCTCCACCAATAAGTGAGCCTGCAAAGCCTTCAGCACCACCAAAGACACCTGCGCCAAGAGCGGTAGCCGCAACACCACCCGCAGTCTTCAATCGCCCGCCAACACCGCCACCACGCTTGACACCTTCTGCCTTAGCAAGCTCTTGGCTGTACCTATTTATATCTGCTGTTAATGCACGAAACTGCCTAGAGCCAATTTGAGCCTGACTTCGCAGGCCTTGCATAGCGTTAATTTGTGCCCTAATTGTCTCAATATTTCTGCGCCCAGCATTATCGAAGCTTTTTATTCTTGTTGCGACTTTACCTATGCCTTGCGCATCAAGCTGGTTGGCTGCATTAGTGAGACCACGAAACGCAGACTCGAGTTTTTTGACTACAGCGGAAGCGCCTGCATCCGAAAACTCAAGACTGATCTTGATCTTTTCAACGGCTGCCATTTGAGCGCTTCCTTAGTTCGGTTAGGGCTGTCGCCTCCATTACCTGAAGACGCTCAAGCACGTCAGTGCGATTCTCCACATTGTAGAGGTCAAACAAGCCCCCGGAACCCAGCAATACTTCGTATTTCAGTCCAACAAGACCATCCATCGAGACATTCCACTGGGTCTGCGCACGCAGGAAAATCTGCACAGTCTCCCAGTTTTCGTCCCAGACCTCAAAATCAGTCGACTCTTCTGCTTTCGGCTTTGGCAGCTCTACGCCAAACGCTGCGGCATCCTCCTGGGTCCTGTCGTCAACAAGTTCACCGCCAGAAGCCCAGTAAATGGCAGCGTCTTTTAGTTTCCCGCTTCACCCTCAGAATAGGTGTTGGTGTAGGCGTTGAGAACTGACTTGAGCCAGTCAACGTCATCGGCGAACTCCTTCAGCATCGACTTGGAAAAAGGCAGCTCTTGCCCGTCTTCTTCGATGCCTTCCCAGCCAACCATGATCTTCTCAAGAAATGGCAGGCCAGTTGCCTCACCCATTTTTTCTAGTTCAGACATCTTCACCCTTTTGAAGATGGCCACAAATTCAGATGTCTCGAATTCGCCTGGACGATCTGAGCTTGGCTCACGCACTTCAACGGGCCACTTGAAGGTTTTATTCTTCTTGCGAACAAAAGCCATTAGGTAAAGAGATAAGCCGGCTCAGCATACACAAAAAAAGGGAGCCCGCAAAGGCTCCCTCTCAATGCAGCTCTTTAACAGCTTAGGTGTAGATGAGGTCAAATTCAGCGTTGGCCGCAGCATCTGGGACACAGGTGTAAGGGATCTCCAGCATCGCGATGCCATCAGAGTCACCGTAAGCAACATCGCCAATGTCCACCTTGCTAGAGGTGAACTGCACTTTGTTGCCAGCAACAGTGCCGTGGGTGAACACGAGGTTGCCAAGAGCAGCGTCGTCATCAACAGCGGATGCGAAATAGTCCTTGGTTGCCATGGTCACTGCCTCAATAGAAACAGATCCAGAGGCTGCACGATCAGTAATCAGCACCTCTTTTGACCCACCAACCAGCTCGCGGTACACAGTGCTGTTGCCAAGGTCAAACGAGAAGCTTTGGAGAGCACCTGCGTAAGACAGCAACTGGAAGCCAGTCACGTTGTCGTTTTTGAAGATCACCGGATCATCCTGATTCGCGTAAGTCGGAGTCAGAAGTGCGCTGTCATCAGGAGCGTTGTAGATGCCGGTGAAAGTGAAATCCAGGGTTGGAATTTCTCCGACATTCGCGGTAATCGCTACATTTCCCCGACAGCCAGTCATCTTGTGACGCACGCCATCGATCATGTAGTGGATCGTGACGGAGGAAAAACTTGCGCTGACCGGGTCATAGGTCACCGAAGTGTTTGCAACGACAGTCTCAGCAAGGCCACATGCCTTGAGAGCCTTGCCATATGCAGGAGCTGTGCCAGCAGTGCCGGAACCAGCCATTTCAACGCTGAAGGTACATTCAACGCGAGTGTTGGCCAGAAGCTGTTGAGATGCCCCCAAATAAGGACGAATTAGATCGCGGCTAACAACATCACTGCTCTGAGGAGTGATGCTTAGATCCCTTACGAGTACGGCGTCGGCTCCGTCCGGGGTCGGATCCGTCCCGTACGTCGACTCCGTCTCGATCACGATCAGGCGTTTGCGTAGTAGCAGTGCCATCGGAACTTTCCTGTGATGGTTGTGGTGGAAGCGTCCGCTCGATCAGAGTGCGTACGCCTGTTTCAGGATCAAGGAGGTAACTCCCGCCGTGACCACTGTGTTCATCCAACATGGTAAGTGGAGAGCATGGTTAGGTTTAGCGTATCGCTAACTCATCACTGAGTCAGATCAGCCACTTGCGTGCGATATCGAATTTCAAATTCGTTGGAAATAATGCCCAAAGGTTGGTCAGCCTCGATGAACTCAAACTCGGTCCTAACAGGCTGAACATCAATCGCGTATCCGCCAACCGTCAGGTCTGACATGATTTTGCTGTGCAACGACTCAATAGTGTCATCAGCCTCTTGATCAGGGATGCTTGCACGCTCAATAACTGAAACGCGGATGCGAAGAGTCCAGTCCAGCGTTGGCATGCTGGTGTTTTGATCTGCATCGTCTGAAATCGGCTCGATGACGATTGCTGGAGACTCACCGCGGCTCAGCGGCTCAACTCTGCTTCTATAAATCCTGGTGCCTACACCAGTGGTGTTCGCCAACGTTGATTTGATGGTGGCAAGAATGTTCTCGCGCTTGGTAGTCATATGCCTGTACCGGGACCACGCTTATTCTGCATGATCCCACTAGTCACAAGCCATCCAGACATTCACGCTCTCGCCATTCCCTATCGCACTGCAACGGCATCTTGCGTAGCGAATGACCTTGTTTGAATAACTATGGCCATAAGTTCCAGTTGATTCGTGTGTCTTCTCATCCCCGAGAGAAAACCAATTCGTGCCATCAATACTGCCCTCGTCAATAGTCTTGACGTTAGTCCCCACAATTGTGTGGGAAAAAGTGAAGTTTATTCCAGAGACCTCAACCGAGTCAGTCGAAGTCGTCGAAGTCAGGGTGCCTAGCTCAACAAGGTTGTCTCGACGACTAGCCCAGCTTCCATAAATTCCAGACATCAGACCTTCTCCAGCATCACACGCATGATTTTGCCATCGTCAAGAAGCATTGGCTCTCTAACGGTGTAATTAACGCTGTCGACTGTCATGGTGTCGCCCTGCGACACAGAGGGAAAAGCGGATGTCTTGACCACCACTGAGAAATCAGTGGTCAACACAAGCCCGTCAGCAATGATTTCAGACGGCGATTCAAAGTAGCCGACACTTGTTGTTCCACCAGAGACCACCGGCACCGTGAAGCCCGGCGTGTCGAAGAAAGCGTCTAGATCTTCGGTGAAAGAAAGTGCCATATGAAAAAACCCCCGCAATGCGGGGGCGATAAATCAAGATCAGTTGTACTTCTTGCGGCCAAGAGCAACAACGCTCACAGCGCCAGCACCAGTACCACCCGCAACAGTGATGACAGCACGCGCATAGCGCTTGATCTCATCAGTGTTGACAGTCAAACTCTCAACGAGAGCAGTGTTGGCAGTCGTGGTGGTGAACGCAGCACCGCTGACATCACCAAAGGTGCTGTTGTCAGCAGAGTCTTGGATTTTGACGGCATAGGTGATACCTGAACCGCCGGCCTCAGCATCGAGAATCAGGGTGATGTCACCCTCATAATCAAGGAGGTCAACGCCTGTTTCATTGCCAGTGGCAGTGACAACGTCGTTAGGCGCAAACGACAGGGCGGTCAAAGTCCGCCGAGTGTTGCCGATGCTCATGATTCCTTAGTCCTCTTGCGC